AACATATGTGCCCATCCGTCTACATCACGCATGAACAATGCCATGACCTCTGTACTTACTTTCTTATCTTCACGTTTGGCCCCGTAACGACTGAAGTGCCAAGCATCCAGTGCTACTTGTAAGGCATCCACAAAATCATAAAACTTGTAGTACATAGCATCCTCGATTAGCGGTAATAAAGTATGGGGGGAACGATACCACCTACTCCCCCCAGTAGGTATAGACACACTGGGTATCTCAGTGTAGTTAAAAGCATCACTGATTAAAATTGATTGAAATTAAGTTTTCAGAAGCGACATAATCTGCAAATTATAAGTTGTGTTAGCGAACCAAACCCCACCGCACTGGGTCACAGTATGTTTAATGTCTAGTCAGTTCTCCAGACAATAGGTGTTATTTAGGGGGATTAGGATTCCAATGTTGCCCCTTATCAAATTCTTTTACTGCATCGTTCCTTACTTGCTCCGCACTGATCTCACACTTAAGATTACCCTCCCCATCATATATCCGTACTGGGTAGAATTTATTTGCACCCTTTCGGCTGGAAATAATTCGCCCACGATATCCATTCCCTCTGCCCGCCAAACTGCTTTCTTCATTAAACACAGTCATCCCCTCCATACTCTGAATGGGCGTGATATCTCACCCTTTGATTCTGGTTTAGTGCGTGTTGTAAACTGAGGGATAGGTTTCCCTTTACGCTTATAGTGTTGTCGTATTATGGTAATCGCTCGTCTCACTTCATGGACTAATATTTCTGGCACTAACATACTCTCGCCCTTCTGCATATCTAAAAGGATAGAAACCATAGGCTGATCGATTTGGCTAGTTTTTTGTCTCTGACCCCTGCCATGCTTGGGAATAGGGATGTCACGGTCAATCGTTAGCTCTACCCTTGTTTCAGCCACCTCATCATTGCCATCTAGTGTACGCACTACATAATCAGCACTAAAGTCAGTACCTAGTCGCTTGCTGACTCTCATGTTGTTACCATTCCTACTGGCTTGCCTAAATAAATGTTCCATTACCTACTCCTTTGTTTATATTAATCATTATCAATAGGTCGTACTCTGCTTGCTACATACTCATCCCAATTAGCCAACCTCCACTTTAGGGTATGTAAGCATGATTCTTTAGCTTCATTCCAACAACGTTCTCCTGCCTGTTCAATAGCCATACCTGTAGGCTTGTGATTCAGTGTTACATGGTACTTATACTTCTTATCTTTTTCTCTGACCCACTCAATATCGTCTTCTGGTACAAGCATATTACGATAATCGTTAGGGTTATCCTGCCATTTGACTTTAGCCATTACTCATCACCTCCGCTTTCTAATCCTGTGGTTTGTATGTTTACTCTTATGCGTACATCCTGCTCCTCATTCGTAGGGAATATCCACGAATTCCTTTGGGCACATATGTTTTTCTGTAACTCCTCACCCTCTAGCAACTCATGTAACTCTGTAACATCTATAGGTATATTAATTGTGTAATCTACTCGCATATGTGTCCTCCTCAGCAACCCATTGTGGTGTAGGGCGTTTAGTCCATTGCAATAATGGAGCTTTAACGCATTTATAATAATTACGGTATGCAACTACAGCATCATCATCCTTATATTCGTCAGGCATAGCCTGAGCGAATGGTGTTAAGCCCATGTCTGGTATGTTTGGTAGTGGTAGTGTAGCAGACAGATCATAAGACTTATGGTTGTATGCTTTATTGTATCGGTACCTATACTCTGCATTGAGTAGTGTCGTAAGATTTCGTAGCCATACCCAATTGTCTAATGATTCGCTGGCCCATATAGTACAAGGGTGATGGGAATGTGTAGGTTTATACCCTACGTCTAATCCTGATTGTCTGCATACAGTAGACAGCATTTGGGCAGACTCAAGAATCATTTTGACTACGTGCTTATCACAGTGGTACTCAGCGCACTTACCGACATCTGTATCTAATACAAATATATTCAATAGACACCTCCTACTCTGGGAATTAATAAAGCTGACTTCCTACCCTTTAAGGGTTCATAATGCTGATGAAATCGGGTCGTAGCCCCTATATAATACGCATAGGCAAGCCTATAGTAGCCGTGTACCCTACGGAAAAGGGTGTATAGCCACGTAACGCACAGGGTAAGCGTGGTATAGCAGACTGTCAGCATGGTTCCTGCTATAAGGAGATGCTACGCTCCCGTAACTACATAATTATATACTCTAGTCTGGGAATTAACCCAGCTCACTACCCATATCTGTGTAGCTGTGACCTTGTACACCTCATAGTCTAAGAATCTATAGCCTATGTATGGCTTAATAGTCAGCGATATAGTGTCTGCACTCATTTCTCTATAGCCTCATGCCCCATAGCCAGACTGTATACATCCCATGTATAATCAATAAATCGCTTGGGATCGAATGAGGGGTTGTCTGAAGCGAGATAATCAACCCAAGGGGTACATAGGTTTCTAAACTTATTACGATCAGCAAACTTCTGCCGAGACATTTGGGAATCTGAAGCCTTGTATAGCGTGTCTGCTAATACTTCTGCTATCTTGATATAATTCTTTTTAGTCAGCGGAATCACCTCCTTTGGGAATGATAGTGATTTTTGTTAATTGAGCCTAAGGCAGACTACCCCTACCCTAGCCCTACAGTATCTAATAAACCGTAGTTGTAATTCTAAAAAACAAAACAGTAAAACCCCCCAACCCGTGAAGACTGGGAGGCTTTACTGACTCGTCTTATTCGTTGTCGATATCGAGGCTTCGTCTGATTGCATTCATTATATCTGTACCTTGTTCTCCAGCCCTGACCCACTCGTATGCGGGCTCTACTGTCTCTAGTTCATCAGCGTGTTCGGTTCCGATTGTTTCCAGTTCGTTTTCGTACATAGTACCCCCTTGGCTATAGTAATTTGATTACTTTATTTAGAGTTATGGTTATCAATTTCTAACACCTGTAGATCACATTCATTGAATATCAATACGCCCTCTTCACCCTCTTCCGCCCACATACTCCGGTCATCATCCAAGATCACTCGCTTAGTGCCAGAATCTTGTCTCACAACAACCCCCGTTATATCCTGATCCATTACCTTTACCCTTGTTCCGACTTTGTAAATTGGCATTTCATTTTTCCTTTAGGTAGAGGGGCTTACGCCCCCCGTTAGCGTTATCGGAATAGTTCGCCTGTCAAGCACCCTTGCTCTGTAGATACTTGGCCTATCTTGCGAAACTCTTTACCATCTTCGGACAAGTACGCCTTGATATCAGCCTCATTGTCAAATATCCATTTCAGAACATCTGCTTGAAGGTAAAGGCCGTTAATCTTTGCGCCGTTCAAAGTACCTGATACCGTAATCAGCCCGCCTTTAACCGTTCGTTTGTCAGCTTCTTTCACGCTTCGGTCTCTATTGTATGTGGTCTTAACGGTATCCTCTAATGCTGGAACGTTTACAGTAATGCCATCCCGTCTGAATGAGTCAGTCCCCATCTGCTTATTGATTCCTGCTAAGATGGTGATCATCGTGGCTTCGTCTATAAGGCCAGCGGTGTACTGCTGTCTTACTGTGTCTTTAGCGTTCTGTAATTGAATGTTTTGTGCTGGTGCGTTATTCATGATGTTATCTCCTGTCTAGTTGTTCGGCTCCGACGTTATTGCCGGTTGCTCGATTGTTGGATGCATCATAACCGAAACACCTGACAAAGTAAATCGCCAATTAAATGACAGGCGGTTAAACGACCAATTTTAAATGCCTTGACGGTTTAAAATAAATTGTCGTTTTTGCTTGGTTGATGTTCGGTTTCAACCCCATCGTTTTCAACCTCGGCAAATCCAAGCCCTGCTTGCATTTCCAGCGGTTAACTTTGACAAGGCCATTTTAAGGTTGAGCGTCAATAGTTTGTTATGCCTAAGTTGTTGCATTTAAAGGGGTTGAAGGGCGTTGATGGTTTTATATGGTTTTATAATCGGTTTGGAACGATTCTTGCAAACCTGTAGAGTAGTCTAAGGTGTTGTATTTATTGTGGCTTGGTTATTGCAGTAATGCAAATTTCATGCCGTTTGATGTCTCTTTTATGTGACGTTACATGAGGCATGGTACTTGCTAATGCAATATCTATGCCATGTAAATGGTACGGTATTTGCTTACTATGCAAGAGTAGTGCCATTATGATATGCAGTCTATGGCATAGTTCTTGCTTACCATGCAATGTCTATGCCAAAGTGTTTGGCACGTTAATTGCAGTCTGATAATGACTACATCTACTGTAAAAGTACCCCCATCTACTGTAAATCTACAGTAGGTGCACCCCGAAAACGGGAATTTGTGCGTTATCTCTACAACTCATCCTCAGCCAGAAACAATTTCCCAACTTTGCCACTAGTTACAATGCGCTTTATAACCCGTTACAAAGCTAACCGCCTATTAATACCCAAAAAAAAAAATTAAAAATCGTAAACCCTTGTTGGTATTGGGGGTTTGAGCTTTCGACCTTCTGATTAAAAAAAGAACGGTTGACTTCCTTTTAAAAATATGATATAATTGAATCGTTAAAAGAGATTGGTAAAAACTATTAAAACCAATGGTGATTTCAACCGCCCTTTGGGGGGGCTGAAAGAGCCTAATAAGCAGTACAGACATTACTAATATGATCGAAAGGGGGTAGGTGTGTCAGAAGTAACTACTTATGAAACAGGAGCGCAACGTAGCGGAGACACGGACGGTGTGAGGTATGATTTGATACCACCTGAAGGCATTGAGGCCGTTGCAATCGCCATGAATGAAGGTGCTGTTAAGTATGGAGACCACAATTGGCAGAAGGGTTTAAAGAACTCTGTCTTAGTGAACCATGCTATGCGTCATATTGTGGAGTATATGCGTGAAGGGGGAGACAAGGAAGACCATATTGGTCATGCCTTAGCCAACCTAATGATGTTGAAATGGAACGAGGCGAATCTGCCTGAGTTCAACGACTTAAACAACAAAACAGAAGAATTTGCTGATGCGCTTTCCCCTACTAAACGCAGGGTTGGAAGGCCACGGAAGGAAGCACAGGTTGGGTCTGAAATCTAGGTATTGTGTAAAATGTGATGCAGTATGGAAGTATGAATGCCGTTGTCCTAACCACAGGAGAATGGCTAATATAAAAAAGACATACCAGCAAATCAGGACAGAACGCCCTAAACAGGCTATGATTGATACTGGTATGGTAAAAGGAGTGTGTGGTAATGAGTGATTTGATTAAGATTGGTGGGTTGTGGAAGAATGAGGACAAGAACGGTAATGATTACTTTAGCGGTGGCTTTACTTATGGTACAAAGTTACTGGTAATGGCTAACACCTTTAAGGAGAAGGACAATGAGCCTGATTATATCGTCTACATCGGGAAAAAAGACAAGCCCGAATCTGAAGAATGACTGTCCTTATAAGGTGGAGCCTGTATGTTTAGCGCAATCGCACAAGTCTTTGGGTTCGCCAGAGATGTCCTTAGAAGAAGGGCACTTGGTAAGTATGACCGTGAGTGGAAGGAGAATCAAGAAGAGATTAAAGAATCTTTGGCAAATAATAGCCCTCATAGGATTACTGCCATTTTTAATAAGTTGCGAAAGCAAGGTAACTCTTCTGAAAAGCGGTGAAATGCGTACCCTAGAGGACGGATGGTACGCTGTATCAGAGTCTTGGGTGGCAGAACGCTTGCAATTTGAGAACGATATGGTAAAAAGATTGCAAGAATGCCACGCACGAAATTAACGGAGTGTATCAAATGATTAAAACAGTAATTGGTCTGGTAGATAGCCTGTTCCCCGGACAAAAAACATACATATTACTTGGTATGAGTATGTTGATGATGGCTTGTCAGGGGCTAGGGTACCATTCATTTCCTGCAGAAGTGTGGGGTATGATGGGTATCGGTGGTGCAGCTACGTGGAAGATGGGCGCAGACCGTAAAAAGTGAAATTCATAGTCAGGGTTCTTCTGGTACTGTGTTTGCTTTTCAGTCCTCCTCCTGCTTTTGGGCAAACGCTTAGAACAGTGCCAGAGGAACCTAACTTTAACGAATTGAAGGAGTGGGTGCTGCATTTCTCATTGGGTATAGTAGCGTCATTCTATGATAAGGATGGCATTATCTACTTTTCCTACCCAATTCTAGCGGAGCGTCCAGTTAAGGAGTGCTTGCCGTATACTCAGGTAGGCGATGAAATACATTTAGTGGGGAATGGGAGGCTTTATATTATTAAAGCCCTTCCCACTCTATTTAGAAACGAGCACGAAGATTGGGAAATGTGGGATGCCAGAAGATAGCAAGCCTAGTCTATTTACTAAAGGCGGTGTAGGTGGCCCCGGTAGACCTAAGAACGCCATTAACAAGAACCGCCTAGTGTCTGAAGTGCTTAATAAGCTAAACTTTGACCCCCTTACCGAAGCAGTGGCATTGTTTAGGGATGAAGAGACTCCGATAAAGACCAAAGCAGACTTGGTATTGAAGATGATGCGTCTAGTCTACCCAGAAGTGAAACAAGTACAGGTTGAAAGTCACAGTATGGCAACTAATGTTAATCCTATTGCAGAAGCAATGATGCAAATAAAGGAAAAAGCAGAAGGATTTGCTTATCAAAGCAGGATTGCGAGTGCAACCAAAAAGCCAGAAGAACCTAGTACAGCTAATTAAGAGCCGTACTTGGCGATTAAATAATTTATACCATATACGCCCCAAAGAGGGCACTAATCTGATTCCTTTTCGCCTGAATTGGGCGCAAAGAGATATCTATGAGAACATATGGACTCGCATGATTGTCTTGAAGGCAAGGCAACTAGGGGTTACTACGTTCTTTTCTGTCCTCTTCTTGGACGATTGCCTGTTTAACGCTAACAGGGAAGCCGGTATTATTGCTGATACCCGTGAGAATGCCGAAGAAATATTCCGTACTAAAGTAAAAGATGTTTGGGAGAACGTAGCTCGTGATATTCCTGCCTTACGTGATTTAATTAAAAGCACTGTCAGTTTAGAGAGTGAGCAAGGTAAGAGATTAATCTTTAGCAACGGTTCTGCATTTAGAGTATCGACTTCTATGCGTTCTGGAACGCTCAGTCAGTTATTAATTACTGAGTACGGTAAGATTTGCGCCAAAGAACCAGAGAAAGCTAGGGAAGTACGTACTGGTAGTATTGAAACATTGCCTAGAGATGCTTTATTGGCAATGGAATCTACTGCTATGGGTAATGAGGGCGATTTCTTTAACAAGTGTAGGGATGCAGAGTTAGCTAACCTAGCCCAAAGAGAGCTTACTACTATGGATTATAAGTTCTTCTTCTTCCCTTGGTATAAGGAAAAAGGATACAAGCTAGAAACTAAGGCTCCTATTCCACCGGATGTAGAAACATATTTTGATGGGCAAGCTAAAGACCTTGGTGTAAACTTTACTACTGCACAGAAAGCTTGGTATAATAAAAAGCTGTCTGAGCTAGGGGATGATGTAAAAAGGGAGTACCCTACAACTGCTAAAGAAGCGTTTGAGCAGAGTATTGAGGGGGCTTATTTATCCAGACACTTGCAATCTGCTTATGTAGACCAGCGCATTACTGATGTACCATATATACGTAGACTCCCTGTGCATACTGCATGGGATTTAGGTATTAACGACACAACCTGTATTTGGTTTTTCCAAATCCATCAGGATTGTATTCGATTTATAGATTACTATGAAAATGCAGACGAGGGCTTGACCCACTATATTAATCTACTCAAACAGAGGGATTATAGATATGGCAAGCACCTTGCTCCGCATGATATTGAAGTCAGGGACTTCACTATAGGCAAGACTAGGAAAGAGTTCGCTAGAGAGCAAGGCTTAATATTTGAAACTGTACCCAGACCACATGATGTGATGGACAAGATTGAAAGTGCCCGTACATTATTTCCGCAGTTTTATTTTGATGAGTCTAAATGTGCTAGAGGCTTGACTTGTTTAAAGAATTACCGTAAAGAATGGGATGATAAGAACGGCTGTTACAAGAACAGGCCATTGCACAACTGGGCTTCGCATGGCTTTGATGCGTTATCTACTTGCTCTTTAGGTTTTGAAGCGGGTTACTTAAATGTTAAGGTAATGCAGGACAGTGCAGTTGCAGAGTATAATGTATTTGATTAGGAGTTAAGATATGGGTGGGAAGGGCGCAATGCCAGCAATGCCAGCACCAGTGGTGCAGGAACCTCCAAGGCAAGAAGACTATTTGCCAGAAAAAACACCGCTACCAGAAATACCGCAAGTTTCTCAAGCTAAATTAGACGATGAGAAGCGTAGAAAGATGCGTAGGTTGGCAACTACAGATACAAGGGAGTCTACCATCACCAATATAGGTGGAGCCTTGGGTGAAGGGCTAGTTGAAAATGAGTTTATTGATAAACCCGGTCTATTTGTGACACCTAAGAAGATAGGTGCTAGTGCCACAAAAGGACTACTCAGTTCATAAAGGAGCAGTTATGGGTGGAAGGCCAAGTCCTCCTAGAATAGACTATGCAGCTATCGCTAGGCAACAGGAACAAGAGCGTCAACGCAAACAAGCTATTGCAGATGAACAGTATCGTGTGCAAGGAGTGTCCGACTATATAGATTATATGCACGACAACCCAGAGCAAGTAACCCATCAAGCAGCTACCGGGAGATACTTTAAGGCTACTAGCCCCGGCTCTGTACCGGGTGAGGCATTAGCTAATTACCAGAGTGATAAATCTATTACGGCAGAAAGAATAAAAGCTGACCCTAGTAAATATTTTAAAAAACGTACCAGCGAAGCTACCATACAACCGGGTAAAATTAGATTTGGACGTATGGCAGATACTTCTGCTACTCGAGGGTTACTGGGTTCTGGGGAACAACGCAAGAAAACTCTACTAGGAGCCTAGTATGGCAGTAGCATCTGATTTAATGAAGCGGTACGAAGTCTTAAAGAATGAGCGTATCTTATGGGAGCCTTTCTTCCGTGATGTACGTGACTATATTCGTCCACGCAAACAACAAGTAGATAGCTCACAGAGTATTAGTGCGGAACGACATACTAATAAAATGTTTGATTCGTCTGCACCAGAAGCTAGCCGTATTATGGCCATGTCGATGCAGAATGCTCTAGTACCACAATCAGTGGTTTGGTTTGGCCTTTCTATTCCCTCTGGACACCCCCTATCCGCACTGAATGACGTACCGTCTGTTAAACGTTGGTTCTATGACGTAACTCAGGCTATGTTTTATAACCTACATGAAAGCAATTTCTACACTACTATTGGTGAGGCATTCCTAGATTTCACTTCTTTTGGAACAATCAATATTCTGTTAGAGGAGAACGTAGGTATTAAAGATGGTTTCGGAGGCCTTGTATTTTCTTCCATACCAACCGGTCAGTTTGTTTTCTCAGAGGATAAAAGCGGTCAACCGGATACAGTATTCTGGGAGTATATTTTTACCGCACGACAAGCCAAGCAAATGTTTGGCACTAAAAAACTACCAGATTCAATCAAGAAAGCAGTTAAAGAAGCACCCGATACCAAATTTACATTTGTCCGAGTCGTGCTACCTAGCGAGGAGTATGATTCTAAATCTGTAGATGCGACAAAGAAGCGTTTTGCGACAGTAGACTTACATTATGATTCTAAAACTATTGTAAGGCGTAGTGGCTTTGATGAATTACCATATGTGATCGGTAGATTTGAAAAGGCATCAGGCGAATTGTGGGGTAGAAGTCCTGCCGACATAGCAATGCCAGATATAAAGACACTCAATAAGATTCGAGAACTCGAACTTAAAGGATTGGCTACTGCCGTTCATCCACCTTTGATCGCACCAGATCAGGGTATTATTGGTACTTTCAGAATGACCCCTTCAGCAATCAACTACTCTAGGGAGCCAGAACGATTCAAGTTCTTGCGCTTTGAGGGTAGGTTCGATTTATCTTCTCTAAAAGCTGATGAGTTAAAAAAATCCATACGTGGCATTTTCTTAGCAGACCAGTTGGTTCTGCCAGAGAAGTTAAACATGACTGCTGAGGAAGTTGCTACGGTACGTGAGCAAATTCAAAAATTGCTTGGCCCTACTGTAGCAAGATTTGAAAGCGAGGTTTTAACACCATTAATCCTGAGAAGCTTTGGGTTGATGAATAGGGCTGGAATCTTGCCCCCAGCACCGGCAGAACTAGCAGAACTAGATGAGATTGAGGTTGCTTATGTTGGGCAGTTGGCAAAGAATGAAAAGATACAGGATGTTACTGCAATCCAAAGATGGCTGGGGGTGGCAGCGAACATGGCTGGCTTTGCGCCTGAAGTGCTTGATAATATCAATGTCGATGAGGCGTTGCAGATTATTGGTGAAAGGATGGCTGTCCCGACTTCTGTAATGCGGTCACAAGAGGAAGTACAACAATTAAGGGCAGAACGGCAAGAAAAACTTGCAATGCAAGAACAACTTGCTCAGGCTTCTCAGGTTGCTGAGGGTGCTGGCAAGGCTGCCCCAATGGTAACAGCACTAGGAGGACAAGATGCGTTCCCAGTACAGTGAACTGGATGATATTAGAGAGGCAATCGCAAAAACATTTTCAGGGGTATACGGAGAAAGAGTCTTACAGTTTTTAGAGCAAGTTTATTTAAACCAGATTTCAGCCGAACCAAACGATCCATACTCTACCTACTTTAACGAAGGTGGTAGGGGTTTAGTATTAGGATTGAAAGCACAGATTCATGCTTACAAAAATAGAGAAAGCAGACCTACTCAACAAGAAGAAGTACAGCTCTAAAGAGTGGGATTTTGATTGCGACCAGTGTGGAGCGTGTTGCAGGGCAATCGGTTGCCCAGACATTACAGAGGATAATAAGTGTTCAATTTATAATTCTCGCCCTTTTTTGTGTGATACAAGAAAGATGTTTAATGAGGTACATAGTAAGACTATGACCAAACAAGAATATTTCGCTAAAGCTAAAATAGCTTGCGATCAATTAAAGGAGCAACAATGTCAGAACAAACAGAGGCCGTTATAAGCGATAACCTCATTGATACGACACCAGAGGTTACAGAGGATAATTGGCAGTCACAACATTTGCCAGAAGATTTAAGAGAGAACGATACATTATCCAAATTTAAGGATGTAGGAGCATTAGGAACATCCTACTTAGAACTACAGAAGATGGTAGGTTCTAGGGTAAAGGTACCGAGTGAGGATGCTACAGAAGAAGATTTAAACAACTTCTACAACCAACTAGGAAGACCAGAAGCATCAGATAAGTATGAGCTAAACATACCTGATACTTCATATGACCAAAATAGGATTAAAGCATTTTTAGATCAAGCTCATGCTTCAGGATTAACCAATAAACAGGCACAGGCGGCTATTGATTTTTATCATAACATGGAAGTGGATGGTCAGGTTAATACGGAAGCATCTATGCAACAAGCTAAACTAGATGCTGAAACTTCTCTTAAAAAGGAGTGGGGGCCGAATGAGTATGCTAAAAACTTAGCTGTATCACGTAGGGCTTTTAACAGATTTGCTGATGATGATTTGAAGCAGTTTGTTAACGAGACAGGTGTAACGAATAATGTTGCAATGATTAAGTTTTTACACCGTATTGGTTCTGCCTTTAATGAGCCAGCGTTAGACGGCTCAGGCAAAGACTCAGGCTCTATTGATGCAGATTCAGCTAAATTAGAGATTGGTGCGATGATGAAAGACAAAAAGCACAAATATAATGAAGCGTTGTTTGATAATACTCACCCTAAGCATTTAGAGGCTTTATCGTATAGAGATCATTTGTATGATGTAGTCTATGCAGAAGAGTAGTATGATTAAAGAGAATATTAAATGTTCTGATTGTGGGCAATTTACACACAGAGAGCGCA